CCGATCCTCTCGTATTCGTTGGTAACGACAACAATGCAACCGACGCAGTTGACATCGGTCTGTTCGGTATGTATGATACCAGCGGTTCGCTAGACCTTTACTCAGGTATCTTCCGTGATGCTTCAGACGGTAAGTGGAGACTCTTCAAGGACTCACAAGCTGCTCCAACAACAACTGTTAACACAGCGGCAACTGGTTATACCATTGCTACTCTTGTTGCTAACCTCGAAGGCGGAACTATTGCTTCGCTTGCTTCGGCAATCACTGTTCCAAACGGTGGTACTGGTGCGGCAACGTTTACTGCTAACGGCGTTATGTTCGGTAACGGCACTTCTGCACTCGGTGTTACGGCTGCTGGAACTGCAGGCCAAGTTCTTCTATCCGGTGGTTCAGGTGCTGCTCCTTCGTTCGGTAATATCGACGGTGGAACATACTAATAAATAGATGAGAATGGGGTGGGATTGTCCCACCCCAACTCTGTGGAGATACATAATGGATCAAACTAAGTTTATCAATTCGTATATTAATAATCTGGCCGAACAACTTAAAACAATTACTCTTGATAATATCATGGTAAAGACCCAGTTAAATTTAGCAAACGAGACGATGGCTGAATTGACAGCCAAGGTACAGGAATTAGAAGAGGCATTAAATCTTGCAACTGCTACACCTGTAAAGAAAGCCGCTAAGTCCGACTGGGAAGAATCGAACTTTACAAAAGACGGATAGGATTGATGAATGGCAACAGTAGTTCAAATCAAAAGAAATGAAACCGGGGGCGCGGCCCCAACTGGTGCCGATCTGGCAATAGGCGAACTTGCGGTAAATTTAACAGACAAGAAAATTTTCTCGAAAAAAACTGATGGTACTGTTGTTACTCTCGGTGGAGTTGAAGTTAATGATGGTGGAGCGAACACGGGAGTGGCAACAATTTCATTCGCGGACACCGTTTTCGGCGATTTCGCTGTTGATACCACAACCACTCCAGGTGTCGCGGTCGTTCGCCTAAATCAAAACGCAGATTTAGATTACGGGTTAATTACCGATAATGTTTTTGCGTATAACTCAATTGATTACGGGAGTATCTGATGGCTGCACGAGTTAAACTGAGAAGAGGTACTTCAACTCAACACAATACCTTTACTGGTGCAGAAGCAGAAATCACCGTAGACACTACAAACAATTCTATAAGAGTGCATGACGGATCAACTGCTGGTGGACATGAGTTGTTAAAAACTACTCTAGCAAACATAAAAGACGGTGCCATTCTTGATGGTGGAACATATACTACCTAAAAAGGGTGGACTAGGAGATACAAATGGCAACGATTTTACAACTTAGAAGAGGGACTACTACCCAGCATAATACCTTCACAGGTGCTGTTGGTGAAGTCACGGTCGACACAACAAAAGATACAGTAGTTGTTCATGATGGTACTACCGCAGGTGGTAAACCTCTGGCAACAGAAGCATTTGTTACTTCAGCAATTCAGACTAAAGATAACAGCGACGAGATTACAGAAGGTGCTACAAATCTGTATTTCACTGATACTAGAGCAAGAGCGGCAGTATCGGTAACAGATTCCGGTGGTGATGGTTCACTTGCATATAATAGCACAACGGGTGCAATTACTTACACTGGTCCAAGCGCAACAGATGTTCGCGCCCACTTTAGTGCAAGCACTGGTATTTCTATTACCTCGGGTGCAATTTCAAGCACAATCACACAATACACCGATACTCTTGCAAGAGGTTCTGTATCGGTAACAGATAGTGGTGGTGATGGTTCATTAGCATACAATTCCACTACGGGTGTAATAACTTATACGGGGCCATCTGCTACCGATGTTCGCGCCCACTTTAGCGCCGGAACCGGTGTTACTATCACTGATGGTGCTATCGCAACAACAATCACACAGTATACAGATGCTCTTGCGCGTGGTGCTGTATCTGTAACAGATAGTGGTGGTGATGGATCACTAGCATATAACAGCACAACTGGTGTGATCACATATACTGGTCCAAGTGCGTCAGATGTTCGCGCTCACTTCAGCGCTGGAACTGGTGTTACTATCACTGACGGTGCAGTTGCTATTGGCCAGGCAGTTGGAACTGGATCTAACGTTACATTCAATGATTTAACTGTTAGTGGTAATCTAACTGTTTCCGGAACTACGACCACAGTAAACACCGAAACAATCAATCTTGCTGATAACATCATTACTTTAAATAGTAATGAAGCGGGAACTCCATCACAAAATGCTGGTATTGAAGTCGAACGTGGTACTTCCACTAACGTTGCTCTTCAATGGAATGAAACTTCCGATGTTTGGGAATTTACAGTAGACGGAACTAACTACATTCCAGTTGTTGGTACCACATCAACCCAGACTCTAACTAACAAGACTCTAACAAGTCCAACACTAACGACACCAGCATTAGGCACTCCTGCTTCTGGTGTAATGACCAATGTAACGGGCACAGCATCTGGATTAACTGCGGGTAATGTAACAACTAACGCAAACTTAACGGGGCATATCACATCGGTAGGCAACGCAGCGGTACTAGGATCATTCACTTCTGCTCAACTACTAGCAGCCTTAACTGATGAAACGGGTAGTGGTGCTGCTGTTTTTGCCACAAGTCCAACACTTGTTACACCGACTCTTGGCGTGGCGACTGCTACATCTGTCAACAAGGTTGCGATTACTGCACCAGCAACTAGTTCCACGTTAACAATCGCTGATGGTAAAACATTAACAGCGTCAAACACGTTAACATTTACTGGTACGGATTCTTCATCAGTTGCTTTCGGTGCTGGTGGTACAGTTCTCTATTCGGGTGGTGCGCTTGGCACTCCATCTTCTGGTACATTAACAAATGCTACTGGTCTACCAGTTAGCGGTATTACTGCTTCCACTTCCACTGCATTAGGTGTTGGTAGTATTGAATTAGGACACGCTACTGATACTACTTTAACACGTTCATCTGCGGGTGTTCTTGCTGTTGAGGGTGTGGTTGTTCCAACTATATCTTCTACCAATACCTTAACAAATAAAACAATCAGTGGCGCATCAAATACTCTTTCAAATATTGCTAACTCATCGCTGACTAATAGTGCAATCACTCTTGCGGGCACATCTGTAGCTCTAGGTGGTTCATTCACCGCAACGAATATGCTTGATGCAATTAAAACAGTAGATGGTGCAGGTTCAGGACTTGATGCTGATCTTCTTGATGGAAACTCAAGCGCATATTTCCGTATCAATATCTATGACGCCGCAGGGACACTATTAAACTAATGTCGACCGTTGTCCAACTTAAAAGAAGTGAAACCACTGGCGCCATACCAGGTGCTAATGATATTTCAGTCGGTGAACTTGCTGTAAATTTAGCCGATGGCGTATTGTATTCAAAGAAGACGGACGGTAGTATTATCGAAGTTGGTGGGTATAATCCGGACTTTTTCACTATTCCAGAAACCATCGATCTGGGGGATATTACTGGCACAAGTCCTCCAGTTTACGATATGGGTTCATTATAAATAGTCCTAAAGAGGACACCGTATGGCAATTTCATCAAGACAAGGGTTAATAGATTACTGTCTCCGTAGACTCGGTTTTCCGGTGATCGAAATTAACGTCGATGACGATCAAATAGAAGATCGTATCGATGACGCATTGCAGTATTTCCAAGAGTTTCATTTTGATGGCGTTGAGAGAGTTTATCTTCAACACCAGGTTACGGGTGCAACACTTAAATTTACTGGACTGTCGGCCCCATCATTCACAGTCGGTGAGTTGTTGGTCGGCGCAACATCTGGCGCAAGCTGCAACGTTGTTTCTATCAACGGCACAACTTTAACTGTTAGTGATGTATCGGGCACATTTGTTGCAAGTGAAACAGTCACGGGCGAAACCTCTGGCTTTAGTAGAACACTAGCTTCCACAACTTTTTATACTCCTGGTGATATTGAGAATGGATATGTATCTATTCCTGATGCCGTTATTGGCGTTATCAGAGTATTGCCAGTAAACGGTCCAAGCTCTGGTATGAATAACGCAAACAATATGTTTGATGTTATGTATCAATTCCGCATGAATGACATGTATAATCTTCTGTCGGCAGACATGATTTACTACACCCAAATGCAACAATATTTGTCAATGCTTGATATGCTACTAGTTGGTGATAGATCATTTGCATATAATCGTAAGACAGATAAGCTAGAAATTCATTGTAATTGGAGAGATGTATTCCAACCAGGCGATTTCATTATTGTTGAATGCTACCGCATTGTCGATCCAAATACATACACTCAGGTGTATGATGATAGATTCCTGAAAGAATATGCTACCGCTTTAATTAAAAAGCAGTGGGGAATCAATATGAAAAAATTTGGTGGTATGCAATTACCAGGTGGCATCGTCATGAACGGTCAGCAAGTCTATGATGAAGCAGTTGAAGAACTTCGGATGATACAACAAGACATGCAGCTAAGTTCGGAACTTCCCGTCGATTTTATGGTAGGATAAAAAATGGCAACAACTAGAAAAATTTTCACGGCAAACATGGGTGGTACTGTTGCCACCAATTATATTGGTCGCAGGGGAGAGATATTTTATGATGATACTACAGGGGAACTTCGCAGATCAGATGGTGTATCTCCAGGCGGCATTTCAATTTTAACTCCATCCAATACCGATCGCTCTCAAGGATGTTTTCACAAGAAAGCAAACATAACAGCCAATGCTTCTAATACTGTGTATGCATTTGACTGGTATACAGATACTACTGCACATTTAACTGATGATGTAACTGTCACATCTGCCCAACCATCTAGAGTTGTGCTTTCCAACGATGGTACTTATAAAGTATTTTTAGAAATGCAAGTAAAAAGCACTGGTAATGCCGAGCGTGATGTTTTTCTTTGGTTAGCAAAGAATGGCGATGACATTGCTGAAACTGCCGTTAAGATTCAAATCAGAGGTGGTGGGTTGGTAAACCCAGTATATCAACTACTTGCTAAACAATGGATTATTGACGATATTGAGGCCGACGATTATATTGAATTGCGCTTTGCTCTAAGCGATCATGAAAGAATTAGTCTCGAATACACCGCCGCACAAACTACACCTTATGTGAGACCTGCAGTTGCAAGTGCAGTCTTTACGATAACATCGGTATAATTTATCGTGCCTACCAACTTCTACTTTCAATCAGGAAATACGTCGGGAACCACAAACGAACAGCGTTTGTTGGAGGACCTGGTTATCGAAAGCATGAAGATTTATGGACATGATGTTTACTATCTTCCTAGAACTATAGGTAACAAAGACGAAATTCTATATGAAGATGCCCTATCATATTTTACCCAAGCATACCCATTGGAAATGTATCTTGAAAATACAGAAGGTTTTGAGGGAGAAGGTGAGCTACTAACAAAGTTTGGCTTCGAGTTCAGGTCTACCGCAACGTTTGTTGTTGCTAGACGCCGCTGGGAAGAATCTGTGGGTAGAAATGCAGAAAATTTGCAGTTGCCAGAGCGTCCAGCGGAAGGTGATTTACTGTTCTTTCCCAAGACAAAGACGTTCTTTCAAATCAACTACGTAGATTTTCTAAATCCTTTCTACCAGTTAGGAAAGATTTACACTTACAGAATGTCATGCCAGGTATTCGAATTTAGCTCCGAGACCATTGATACTGGGATCGAAGAAATTGATAGTATTACCGATGGTAAAACACAAGACAATCTTGGGTGGCAACTTATCATGGAGTCCGGTGATTATGTTCTATCAAATACCGGAGACTCGATTATCTTACAAGAGAGCGGCACAGCAAACGTTGACCCTCTAGACCAGACAAACGAATTTGAAGCACAAGCAGCCGGCTTTGTAGACTTTACCGCCTTCAACCCATTCGGCGAAGTTCAAGTAAGGACAGCGGCATAATGTTTTTGAAGCAGCATTTTTATCATCAACATATTCGTAAAGCTATCATTGCTTTTGGAACGATATTCAATCAACTAACCGTAGAGCGTAAAAACTCTGCGGGTGAAATAGCTCAGTCTATTCGCGTTCCCCTTGCATACGGACCTAAAGATAAGTTTCTGGCAAGAGTTGCTGCGGTACCTGGAAACGATCCGGCGTCGGTTGCAATCACATTGCCTAGAATTGGGTTCGAGATTACAGGCCTTCAATATAATCCACAACAGAAATTGAATATTCTTACCAAGAATATAGCAGTGGGTGTGGGCGACGATGCAGATAAAGTAAGAGTGCAGTATACTAGCACACCATATACTTTATCGATATCTCTTTTTATTGTGACAAAAAATCAAGATGATGGTCTTCAAATCATCGAACAGATTTTACCGTTCTTCAATCCAGATTTTTGTGTGTCCATAACTGATATTCCAGAAATGGGAATCAAAAGAGATTTACAAATTATACTAGAGAATGTCTCATACGAAGACAATTACGAAGGTGAGTTTACACAAAGACAATCTATTGTGTGGAATCTAACCTTTAATCTTGGTATAAACTTCTACGGTCCAGTTGATATGCAAGGTTATATTAAAACTGCGATTGCTAATACGTATGCGGCCATTAATCCGAGTGTGGATACGTTGGAAAAAATTAAGTATCAAGTAACCTATACGCCTAATGATGCATCCTATCTAGACGATTGGAATTATGTGGAGCAATTTGATGAAGCCTACGAATAATCAATACGATAAATTAGATGCCATTTTTGGCACACATATGGATGAAGTTCTGAGTTCGAAAGAAGAAAAACTACCAGTAGTGGTTGAAGAACCTCTGGTACCTCAAATTATATCCACTGGCGATGATATCGAAGATGACTATCTAGTCGCAAGAAAAAAACTAAACGATTTGATTGGTACCAGTCAACAGGCACTCGAAGGTATGTTGAATGTCGCTCTAGCTAGTGATAGTCCTCGTGCATATGAAGTAGTAGGTCAGTTGATTAAGACCACAGGTGATGCAGCCAAAGACCTTCTTGATTTGCAAGCAAAGAAAAAGAAGTTGCGAGAAGAAGAACCAAAGAAACAGAATATTGATACACAAAACAATATCATCTTTTCTGGTTCCACATCTGATTTACTTAAGGCATTGAAAGCCGAGAAAGCCAAAGTGATAGAACATGAGTGAGGAATCCTCGTATCACGGTAATATTAACTTAAAGCCGATTGGTCATAAGCATAACTTTACATTCGAACAGCTGGCAGAAATTGAAAAGTGCCAGGAAGATCCTATTTACTTTATTGAAAATTATTGTATGATTGTCACACTGGATTATGGTCTTCAGTTATTTAAGTTGTATGATTGCCAGAAAGAAAAAGTAAAACATATTCTAGATAATCGTAAAGCGATTCTCATGGAAGGTCGCCAGCAGGGTAAGACTATCACTTCTGCGGCATGTATTCTTTGGTATACTCTCTTTCAAGACAGCAAGACCGTGGCTATCATGGCCAATAAGACGGCCGCTGCTCGTGAAGTTATGGCTCGTTATCAGGGTATGTATGAACACTTGCCTCTATGGATGCAACAGGGCGTCAAGACATGGAACAAGGGTGACGTAGAGCTAGAAAACGGCTCTAAGATTTTCACCGCTGCTACAACGGCATCTGGTATTCGTGGTAAGTCTGTTAACTGGCTATACATCGATGAGGCCGCCATCATTCCAAACACCGTCGCAGAACAATTCTTTGCTTCTGTTTATCCTACGATTTCTGCTGGTCAGACAACTAAGATTCTTCTGACTTCTACTCCCCTCGGTTACAATCACTTCTGGAAATTCTGGAACGAGGCTGAAAAAGGAAACAACGGCTTTGTGCCTATGTTTATTCCTTACCACAGAATTCCTGGTAGAGATGAAGCCTGGGCAGAAGAGCAACTACGCTTGCTTGGAGAACTAAAGTTTAACCAAGAAGTTCTTTGCGAGTTTCTTGGTTCGAGTAACACTCTCGTTTCAGCCAAGACTTTGGGTGCAATGAGTTCGATTGATCCTATTCACGCAAAAGATGGACTGGATATTTTTGAAGAACCTATCGACGGCCATATCTACGCAATGGGTGTAGATACGGCGCGAGGTGTAGGCGGAGACTATTCTGCTTTCACAGTTTTGGATGTTACAGAAGCACCATACAAATTGGTGGCTAAGTATCGTGATAATAAAATTGCACCGATGTTGTTTCCTAACATCGTAGCTAAAGTAGGTACCGACTACAACAAGGCATATATTCTTGTTGAAATTAATGATATCGGCCAGCAAGTGGCCGATATTCTACATATGGAGTTAGAGTATGATAATATTCTGACTACTGTAAAGACTGCTTTGAAACAATATCTATCACCTGGTTTTGGTACAAAGACTCAGCGCGGTGTTAGAATGACCAAACAAGTAAAGAGACAGGGTTGTTTTGCTCTAAAATCTCTACTTGAAGAACAAAAATTATTAGTATTTGATGCTGAAACCATTTCTGAGTTCTCTACTTTCATCGAAAAGCAGGGAAGTTGGATGGCAGATGAAGGTTACTTTGATGATCTTGTAATGAGTCTGGTTCTATTAGCTTGGATGACAAGTAATCCATACTTCAAAGACATGACAAATGTTGATATCAGAGAAAGAATGTATAAGGACCAGATGGATCAAATTGAAGAGGACATGACCCCGTTTGGAGCAATAAATAATGGATTTCAAGAAGACTATTTCGTATCAAATGGTGATCTTTGGAAAGTATCCGAGGACGAAGAACCTCGGCGCGAAGGTTGGCTACTGTAACTTTTACATTTTTATAAATAAAAACATAAAACATAAAACGACAAGTTAATATTGTCAAGTTTACAACGAGGAGAAGAATATGGCTTTTCAATTATCGCCAGGTGTCCTAGTAGCAGAAAAGGATCTAACAAACGTTATTCCAGCCGTATCGACTTCGGCAGGCGCGTTTGCTGGTTACTTCAACTGGGGTCCTGTAGGAGAAATTTTTACCGTGGGTTCAGAAAATGAACTTCGCAAGTATTTTGGTCTACCACTAGACCCTACCGACTGGTTCACTGCTGCCAACTTCTTGGCATATGGCAACAACCTGCAGCTTGTTCGTGCTGTGGGCACAGCCGCAGAGAATGCTACCTCTGAAGGCAGCGGCGTTTTCATTCCCAATCAAGACGTTTATGAAGCCGTTTATGCAAACGGTGGCACCCCGAATGGTGATGTAGCTGCTAAATACCCTGGTCTTTATGGCAATAGCCTTGAAGTTCAATATGCGGACGCCACTTCATTCACTGGCTGGGAATATGCTTCATTCTTTGATGGTGCCCCTGGCACAAGTGCCCAGGCCGCTGCGGTTGGCTGTTCGAATGACGAACTACACATTGTAGTTGTCGATACACTTGGTCGTTTTTCTGGCGCAACCAATACAGTAGTTGAAAGATTTGCATTTGCTTCTAAGCAGGTTGGTAACAAACTGGCTGACGGTACAAACAACTACTACAAGGAAGTTCTTAACCAACAATCACAATATATCTGGTGGATGAATCACCCATCGGGTAGAAACTGGGGTGCTACTTCTGCAACCGCATTTGATGGTACAGAACAAGACGGTCAAACCGCTGGCCAAGACGCGCTAGTTTTGGACTTACGTGGTGGTAATGTTGCTACGCCCTCAACTGGTGATCTGCAAGACGCTTACAGCCTGTTTGCAAACAAAGAAATTGTTGATATTTCACTTGTCCTAACCGGTGGTCACGCAGCCGCAGTAGTAACTCACGTTATCGATAACGTAGCGTTAGCTCGTTTAGATTGCGTTGTATTCCTATCACCACCCCTTGCCGCTGTATACAACAACGCTGGCAGTGAAGCTGCGGATGTAGTTGAATATCGTCAAGATGATATTAACCGTAATACTTCATACGCCGTCATGGATTCTGGCTGGAAGCGCCAGTATGACCGCTATAATGATGAATACATCAATGTTCCTCTGAATGCTGATACTGCTGGTCTATGCGCCCGCACAGATCAGACAAACGATGCCTGGTGGTCACCTGCTGGCTTCAATCGCGGTCAACTCAAGAATATTGTTAAGTTAGTTTGGTCACCAAATCAAACAGAACGCGACACACTTTACAAGAATGGTGTTAACCCAGTAGCTACCTTCCCAGGTGAAGGCACTCTACTTTACGGTGATAAGACTCTTCTTGCTAAGCCAAGCGCATTCGACCGTATCAATGTTCGCCGTCTATTCATTGTTCTTGAAAAGGCTATCGCAACTGCGGCCAAGTATCAACTCTTTGAGTTCAACGATGTCTTTAGTCGCGCACAGTTTCGTTCGATGGTTGAACCATTCCTACGTGACGTTCGCGGCCGTCGTGGTATCTTTGACTTCCGCGTTGTTTGCGATGAAACAAACAACACTGGCGAAGTTATCGACCGCAATGAATTTGTTGCTGATATCTACATCAAGCCAGCACGTTCGATTAACTTCATCTATCTGAACTTTGTTGCGGTTCGTACCTCAGTATCGTTCACAGAAGTTGGCGCCTAATAACCCGACTAAATAGAAATAGGAGATTTATAAATGGATATTTCAAAATTTAAAGGGTTACTAGGGGCTGGCGGTGCTAGACCAAACCAGTTCCGTGTTATTCTAACATTCCCAGGCTACGTTTCTTCGGTACCGGATACAGAATACTCGTTACTAGTTACTGGTGCAGCACTTCCTGCGTCAACAGTAAACCCAACAATCATTCAATACCGCGGCCGCGAAGTTAAGTTGGCAGGTGAGCGTATCTTTGATCCGTTCACAATCACAGTTGTCAACGACACTGCTATGTCGCTTCGTCGCCCATTCGAAGAGTGGATGAATGGTATGAATGATCTAGAAGCCAACACTGGTATTCTAAATCCAATTGACTATCAAGTTGATATGTCAGTAGAACATCTAGATCGTAATGACGATCCACTTATGACGTATGTTCTTTATAATGCTTTCCCGATTAACATGTCGGAAATTGGTTTACAGTATGGTCAGAATGACGTAATTGAAGAGTTCACCGTAACCTTTAACTACTCACATTATCTGACTGCATAATTCCATCCAACTAGGATAATTTAATGCAGATATTTGGTTATAAAATTGAAAAGTCTACGGCGTCACAAACTGAGAAATCGTTTGTGGCGCCAACGGACGATGGTGGTGTAGAAACTATCAGAGCCGGTGGCTACTATGGCACATACATCGATATCGATGGCACCGCAAATAATGAAATAGAATTAATTCGTAAGTATCGTGAAATTTCTATGATGGCAGATATCGATACTGCTATTGATGATATCGTAAACGATTCAATTGCAAATCTTGACGATGAAGTTCCAGTAAAAATTGATCTTGACGAAGTAGAATTGTCAAAGAATATTAAAAAAATGGTGCAAGATGAATTTCAACTGCTACTTAACATGTTGGACTTCAATCTAAGAGCGCAAGATTACTTTAGACATTGGTACATTGACGGAAGATTGTTCTTCCATAAAGTTGTTGATACTGCAAATCTAAAGAAGGGTCTAGCAGACATTCGCTATATTGACCCAAGAAAAATTAAGAAGATGAGAGAGATCCTAAAAGAAAAGGATACAAAAACAGGCGTAGAGTTCATTAAAGAGATTAAAGAATATTTTATATACAATGAACGCGGCCTAGTTCCAAACAAAACTTTTACGCCAGCTGCCTCAATCTCTGCTACCGCCGGTGCCACCATGCGCATCGAAAAAGATTCTATCTGCTTTGTTCCTTCTGGCTTGAAGGACATGGACAGAAATATGCCGCTTTCTTATTTGCATAAGGCTATTCGCCCAGCAAATCAGTTGCGTATGATGGAAAATGCCGCAGTCATCTATCGTATCACGAGAGCGCCAGAGCGCCGTGTATTCTACGTTGATGTTGGCAATCTTCCAAAGATTAAAGCCGAACAGTATCTCAAGGGTATCATGAACCAGTATCGTAACAAGGTTGTTTACGATTCTCAGACTGGCGAAATCCGTGATGATAAAAAGTTTATGTCAATGCTTGAAGATTTCTGGTTGCCTCGCCGCGAAGGTGGCAGAGGAACACAGATTGAAACTCTACCAGGTGGTCAGGGTTTAGGCGAAATGGGAGACATCGAATACTTTCAGCGCAAACTATATCAAGCGTTGAACGTTCCGATGTCAAGACTTGAACAGCAAACTGGCCTTAACTTTGGTCGTGCTGCTGAAATCAATAGAGACGAATGGAAGTTTACAAAGTTTATTTCTAAACTGCGCCGTCGTTTCACACTTCTATTTGATGATCTACTAAAGACCCAACTTATTCTCAAAGGTATCATTACCGAAGCCGATTGGGAAAAGATGAGATATGATATCAAGTATGTTTTTGCAACCGATGCTTTCTATACAGAATCCAAAGAACAACAAATTCTACAGTCTAGAGTTGAAATTCTTCAAGGTGTTGCACCGTTTATCGGCACAATGTATAGTAGAGAGTATGTTCAAGATAAAATTCTTAAATTGTCGGACGACGAAATTGGTGAGATTAAGAAGCAAAATGATGCAAGTCCTCCTGAAGTTTCGCCGCCCGATTTTTCTTCACTAGAGGGTGAACCGCCAGCAGCGGATCAACAGCAAAACCAAGGACAAGATGATGGACAACAGTAACATTAGTGACTTAATAAATAACATTGAAAGCGGCACCTTTGCAGATGCCGAACAAGTTTTTAATGATATTATGGACCTTAAAGCAGGCGAACAATTAGATCAAATGCGACAAGATATGGCAGCTGGAATTTATAACGATACGCCAGAAGATAATGATGTCGAAGATTTCGATCACTACGAAGTAACCGACGAAAATGACCATGGCGATTTAGAAGAAATAGAGGACACCGATGAAGACCTATAAACAACTTCAAGAGCGCATCAACATGGCGAAAGCCAAGATGGGTGATGTTATCAAAGACTTCAAGGACTCCGATGCTCCTCAATTCAAGGGTAAGAGCGACGAGAAGCGCCGTCAGATGGCTATTGCTGCCAAGTTGTCGAACGAAGAAGTCGAAACAATCGATGAAATCTCTTCCGATATGGCGAATCGTTACCTAAAAGGAAAGCACGAAAGAGATTATAATACTAGTGCAGATGGTAAATCCAGCTCGTTAAAGAAACCACAGTCTTTTGCCAAGATGAACAAAGACATGATGGGTTCTATGCGTGCGCTCAAAACAATTGAGAGGGCTAAGAAAGCCAACGAAGAAGTAGAACAGACTGACGAAGAACTAAAGGGCGATCAGCATAAGATTGACGCCAATAAGAATGGTAAAGTTGACGGACACGATTTTAAACTTCTTCGCGGTAAGAAGAAATAATTAAAGGGAATAGTAAATGGCGACTAAAGCAATTCTAAAACTAACACAAGTTCATGGCGTGGTGAAAGTGCGCGGGACTGGGTCTGCCACTATTGCCCTTGCTACCGACCTAAAGAAGACATCTGAAACACAGTCTTCACCTAAAGTAAACATTCGTACCATTCATTGGGGAATGTCAGATGGAGATACCGCTACGGTTACTAGAGACAGTGAAGTTCTATATTATCTTTCTGGTACAGGCAAGATGGAATTCTTGGGCTGGTCAGACAACGAAGAAAATGGCTCAGATATTGTAGTTGACTTTTCTTCTGGCTCAGGTGCAGTAGTCCTAGAACTTGCTAAGGTTTCCGGTTATGGTCCACAACAACATCAAGATCAAGGAGACCTAGGCTAATGAAACTTATTACCGAAGTCAACGAACAAGTTCGTTATATCACAGAAGAAAAAGAAGGTAAAAAGACTCTCTATATCGAGGGTGTTTTCCTGCAGTCCAACATTAAAAATCGTAACGGCCGTATGTACCCAGGAGACATCATGGGTAAAGAAATCAATCGTTACATGAAGGAAGCAGTTGAGAACAATAGAGCCTTTGGTGAATTGGGACATCCAGATGGTCCATCAATCAATCTAGATAGAGTATCGCATATCATTACAGAACTTCGCCAAGATGGTGATAACTGGATTGGTAAAGCGAAACTAACAGAAACACCAATGGGCAATATCGCTCGTGGTCTAATTGAGTCTGGCGGTCAACTTGGCGTTTCGTCAAGAGGCCTCGGTACTTTGAAGGAAAACAGAGACGGCGTTCAAGTTGTGCAAGATGATTTTCATCTAGCAACAGCGGCTGATATCGTAGCTGACCCTTCAGCACCAGATGCCTTTGTTCGTGGTATCATGGAAAATAAAGAATGGCTAGTTGTGAATGGTGTTTGGACCGAACAGCATTGCGATATGTCTAAGAAGTATATTAAGAAAGCAAGTAAGAAACAACTTGAAGAAGCAAAGATCCAAATCTTTGAACGTTTCTTGCGTCATCTTTCTTCAAAGTAATATTTTTATAAATAGAATATAAAAATCCATTTAGGAGACGCAAATGAGTGTAGAAAACAAAATCAGAGAGTTGCTAACTAAGAAGCAACTATCCGAGGAAGTTCTAGATGAGAAGGTTGCAGGTGATGCAACTAACCCTAAACAGGGTTCTTCCGAAGACGCACCTGCTGCTGGCAAACTAGGCGCTGCCGGTGGTAAGGATACATCCATCCCAGCTAAGGTTGCAGGCGATCAAACTCAACCTCGCCAAGGCGATTCACAAGATGCTACTATTTCCAGTGAGCGTGATGAAGAAACTGATAATCCAGGTGCTAAGGAAGCTGCTCCAGTTTCCAGCAATCAGGCTACACTTTCTCAGGGCGGCGCCGGTGCAGCACCTAACTTCACGACCCATAGTGACCCAACTTCGGTTGTAAACATGGCATCGTCAAGAGGTAATGTTCATCAAGAAGAAACAGAGGAAGATGGCGAAATGATCGAAGAAGATTTCACTACTGATCTCGCTACTCTCTTTGATGGTAACGAAGACCTATCAGAAGAATTCCGTGGCAAAGCATCGTCGCTCTTTGAAGCAATGGTAACTGCCCGTGTATCCAATCAAGTTCAGCAAATCGAAGAAAGTCTAATCTCTGAAGCGGCTGAATTGATGGAAGAGTTCAAGGCCGACTTGACCGAGAAGGTCGATTCTTATCTTGGTTATGTAATTGAAAAGTGGGTTGAAGACAACGCACTTGCTGTTGAAAATGGTCTTCGCACCGACATCGCGGAATCATTCATCAACAGCATGAAGAACCTGTTCGCAGAACATTACATTGATGTTCCCGAAGAGAAATATGATGTGCTTGGTGAAATGCAAGCCCAACTAGAAGAAGTATCTGCTAAGTTGGACGAACAAATTTCTGCAAATGTAGAACTGCACAATAACAATGTAGCTCTTTTGAAGCAAGGCGTTTTCGCCGTTGTTTCTGAGGACCTTGCAAAGACCGATGCTGAAAAGTTTAAGTCGTTGGTAGCTGATGTAGAATTCGAGAACGCAGACATCTTTGAAGAAAAGCTAAACGTCATCAAGGAAAATTATTTCCCTGCTTCTAAGTCAACTACTATCGTGGAAGACAAACTAGAAGATGAAGGCGTGGAAGTCTTAGACGAATCGACAGTCAGTAAGTATGTCCAAGCACTGGATAAGATTGCTGCTCAAAAGTAATTTTTTATAAATAAAAGATATTGACACACAAGGAGAAAACTAAATGTTTCTTTCAGAACAACTACAGAAGAAGTGGGAACCTGTTCTAAATCACGGCGGTCTCGGCGAGATTAAGGACAACTACCGTCGCGCAGTTACAGCCGTCGTTCTTGAAAACCAAGAAAAGGCCCTACGCGAAGAAAAGTCTGCACTTTTCGAAGACGCTCCAGCAAATAACATTGCTGGTTCGGGTGCAGCAAACATCGACCGTTATGACCCAATTCTCATCTCGCTCGTTCGTCGCGCTCTTCCTAACCTAATGGCTTATGACGTAGCTGGCGTTCAGCCGATGACTGGCCCAACTGGCTTGATCTTCGCTATGAAGTCAAACTACAGCACACAAGACGGCACAGAAGCTCTCTTCAACGAAGCCGATACAGACTTCTCTGGTACTGGTACTCACGCTGGTTCGAACCCAGTTGACGGTAGCTACACCACAGGTACTGGCTTGGCTACTTCTGCGGCAGAACGTCTAGGCGCTGGCGGCGAAGGTGACGGCGATTTCGGCGAAATGGCATTCAGCATCGAAAAGACAACTGTTACTGCTAAGACACGCGCTCTAAAGGCAGAATACACAGTTGAACTGGCACAGGATCTTAAGGCTATTCACGGTCTTGATGCTGAATCAGAACTTTCGAACATTCTTTCGCAAGAAATTCTGAACGAAATCAACCGTGAAGTTGTTCGCACAATCTACAAGGTTGCTAAGACCGGTGCTGCTTCAACAGCAACAGCTGGTACTTTCGACCTTGACGTTGACTCGAACGGTCGTTGGAGCGTTGAGCGTTTCAAGGGTCTTCTGTTCAACATCGAACGTGACGCTAACGTAATCGCACAAGATACCCGTCGTGGTAAGGGTAACTTCATCATCTGTTCGTCAGATGTTGCGGCTGCTCTAGCTATGGCTGGTGTTCTTGACACTGGTCGCGCCCTACAAGGTTCGCCAACTCTTGAGTCGGACGACACAGGTAACACCTTTGTTGGTACAATCGGTGGTAAGAAGGTTTACATCGACCCTTACTCAGCTAACACAGGCGCTGCTAGCCAGTTCTACGTTGTTGGTTATAAGGGCGCTACAGCATATGATGCTGGTCTCTTCTATTGCCCATACGTTCCACTACAAATGGTTCGTGCTATCGACCCTAACAGCTTCCAGCCAAAGATTGGCTTCAAGACACGTTACGGCATGATTGCTAACCCATACGTAACACAGTCGAACGGCACAACTGACGGTGATACATTCACTGCCAACCGTAACCAATACTATCGTCGCGTTAAGGTTACTAACCTTATGTAATCGATACCTTCCCATTAGAGGAAGGGTTGCAAAAAACTGGGGGGAGCAGAAATGCTCTCCCCTTTTTCGTTATAAATAATAGACGGAGAAAGATATGTCAAGACGAATTTTAGATACACCGGATACTTTAAATTATCTGAGGCCAAATGGTTTTCAGTTTAATATTGACACGCTTCCTAATGTATCTTTCTTTTGTCAGTCTGCTATGATTCCTGCATTATCAATCGGTAATGCATATGTTGCCAATCCATTGGTAGACTTCACTGTTCCTGGTACCAATCTTACGTATGATGAATTGACCATAAAGTTTATCGTTCAAGAAAACTTCCAAAACTATATTGAGTTACACGATTGGCTAATTGGTCTAGGCTTTCCAGAAGAGCGTAACCAGTATAAAGAATTCAAACAAGCCAGGGGCGGAACTGAAAAAGGATTTAGTAGCTCTGGTGATTATTCTGATGGTACATTAATCGTTCTAGATTCCGATCTAAATAAAGCCATGGAAATTAAATTCATTGATTGTTATCCAACAAGTTTACAGGGACTGGAATTTGATATCAGTGATGGTAATGTCCAGTATCTAACAGCACAGGTCACTTTTAAATATACGATGTATAAGTTTATTCAATAACTATTGAGGTTATATTATGAAATTATCAGAAGTCCAAGAAATGTGGACAGGCGATTCTAAAATAGATGAGCTAAATCTAGGTAGAGAATCCACTAAAACGCCAGAATTACATGCAAAGTATTTGAATATTCTTTCAAATACTAAACTGCAACTGCGAAAAGCAGAAGCAGATTACTATCGTCTACGGCGCGATAAAGGTAAATACTTTCGCGGTGAAATGACCCTAGATGAACTACAAGATAAGGGTTGGAACCAGTATCAAGGCCTAAAGCCATTGAAGCATGATATGGAAGATCGTATCAATTGCGATGAGGATATCATTCGTGCTATGGATAAAGTAGAATATGTTAAAGCCCTGCTCTATCAGTTGGAGCAAATTATACGCTCACTAAATAGTAGAACATGGGACATTAAGAATGCCATTGAGTGGACTAAATTTACAAACGGATTGATGTGAGTGATCTAAAAGTTTCCAAGAAAAATGAGGTGCACCTAAAGGTCGATTGTGACCCAGGTATTGCACAAGAAATAAATGATTACTTCACTTTTGAAGTCCCGGGCGCACGTTTCATGCCAACGTATCGCGCCAAACTATGGGACGGTAAAGCCAGACTGTTTAATATCTGGACAAAAGAACTTTATGTTGGCCTTCTGCCATACCTCAGAGAGTTTGCCGAGCGTCTAGACTACAGCGTAGACGTTGACATGGAGCGTATCGGTGATCCAGTTACTATGGAGGATGTGCAGAAGTTCGCGGAATCTTTGAACTTACATAGCCAAGATAAGCCAATTGAGACAAGAGACTACCAGTTAGAAGCCGTTAAATACGCTATACGTATCGGTCGCACATTGCTACTATCGCCTACCGCATCTGGTAAGTCTCTAATCATCTATCTACTAATGAGATACCATAAACAGTTCG